AAAGGCCTAACTCAGCCAAGTCAGCCAGAAATCCGAGTCCTCCGCCAATGACACCAGAAAACTGCGATTGCATTCCCCTTTGGCTAGCCTCAAGATACTCCACCATGGTGGTCGCTTGAGCCATTTCGGCGCGCTCGCGCCCCTGGGCCATGCTAATCTGTCCAGCCTCCCAAAGTCCGAACATGACGCTGTACACCCCGGACATTCCAATCCCTAAGCCGCCGGACCCTCCTCTGCCTGCTCCGCCAGCTGGAGGTCTCCCCATTCCCCACCATGGGGGAAACCCTCCTCCCATACCTCCTCCCCGGTTGCCGTGCCAAGGCGGAGGAGGGCGTCTTACTCCGGTACCTCCTGGCCCAGGCAACATTCGCTGCGCAGGGCCAGTCCAAGTACTAAACGTTGATATTACCTCCCCCTCAAAGAAGTCTTCGTTTCCTCCGCCCATCGGCGGTGGCGGTGGTAGGAATCTTCCTCCCCCACCTGCTCCTCCCCTTCCACCTCCGCCTCCCGGTAAAGGTAGGAACATTCCCCCTCCGCCGCCACCTACTGCGGCAGCGGCGTACTGAGCATTGCTCAAACCGCCGGATGACATAGCGGCGACGTAAGGGGCAAGGGGGAAATCCGCAGCAGAGAGTGCGGAGTATCTTGCGTCGGAGGCAGCAACAAACTGCCCAGATGACCCCCGCCATCTTCCGGCGTTTGTATCGAGAGTATAAGTGGACCCGGAACGGGTTATAGCCGCCGTCAAGCGATCCATAGAGTTCGCGAGGCGATCCACCCCCATGGACGTGCCGATGCGGCCAGAACCCCCTGGCTCGCTGCCAAAGGTCATGCCAGCCTGTCCGCGCGCCTCTCTGGCAGCAGCTTGAGCGTCGAACTCGGTCCAGTCTCCCCGGACTCGGAACGTTAGAGGTTCGTCTCCAGCTTCACTCATACGGAATCAACCAATCTGCGTAGTAAGTTTTGAACCGTTTCATGAAGAACAACTTCAAACGTTCGGACTCAGCTTCTACCTCCTCTTTAATATGATCGTCGTGTCCAAGCTTCCAAGCGCGATTGACTGGCAAAGCATGCATCAGTCTTTCAAACATCGCTATGGTGAAGCGACCAGCTGGGCCATATACCATTTCGAACGTGGCAAGGGTGGTGGCCCAGTCTTCTGAACGAGCAGCTAGGTGCCTCCTCCTGGCTGCTTCGTAGGGTCCTGTTCCGGCTCCCTGTCCTTGTTACGCGGATTCGTTTCGGATCGGTCGTCCATGTCGGCGAGTGCCCACGCGAGGCTTAGCACCCTACCGATACTATTGCCTGAGGTCAGCATCTTGTCAATCACTCCATCTTCAAGCGGAACATCCTTCCCCATCGGTCCCACCCACTTCGCTTTCTTGAACTGTTTGGAACACACTGACTTCGCTCCGCCCGGTGCCAGCAAATACTTCTTGATGGAGTGGTAGTCCGGCGGATCCTGCGGATAAAGAGTGAGGTACTCCCTCTTCTGAGCATCATTCAACCCGGCAGTCACCGTGGTAACTCTTTTCTCCAGAAGATCGTTCCCCAGCGAGTCAAGATCGTCGATGGTAAGTTTTGGTACTTCGTACGTTCCGACGCCTTCGATATCTACAACCAGCGGAGCCATTCGAGCCTGAAGATAATGCATGGGTCTTTCCTTTTCAAACGTGGACGGGGTGAGCATCTTCTGGAGAAAAACAATAACCGTGTCCGATCGACCGACTGTCTACGGCGGAGGCGTGCGGTCCCAGGTGACTACGTACGCGCCTTTGCTTAGGAACCTTGCGGAGATACGCATGTTCTGACCGGCAATCCTGATGGCCGATGCTTCGGTGAAGTTTGCATCCAGGGCGATAGTGCAGCCGGTGTGGTACGTGAGTAGGAGTGCGACGCCTTGCGGTGCCGGGATAAGAGGCCCTGATGACGGCCCATCAAACTTGCCGAGTCCGCTGGCACTGCCCACAAGCTGCGAGCGTCCAGGTTCCTGATCCGCGCTACCCTCATTGCAGAAGGTATCGGCGCGAGTCATCTCGGTGAGTTCGGTGACGTCGAAGGCATCGAGGATACACTTGTAAGAGTGAATCTCTACGCCGTCGTCGATTGTGAAATCGGCGGTGCCGCTCTTCCCAGTGATGGTTTGCGACGTGGTGTCTGGTACTAGCGTGCCGGGCATTTGAATGCTCCTTTTACGTTATGGCCGAATGCGGCCAGACTTCATGCCTTGGGCATAGTACTTTTTGAACTTTGCCCGAGCATCTCTCGCTATCTGCCTTTTGGACTTAGCCCAGAACGGTCTAGGCTCCATGTTGGAAGTTCCGTGTTCAAGCCACTTTGAATGTCGGGCTCTGGTACGAAAACGAAGGTCTTCGATGGTGCTGGCTTTCGACACCACGTTGTAGCTGATACCGTTCCACAGCCTGCTTCTATCGCGACGTGGGAACTCATAAGGGTCAGATCGGATTATGGTTCCGCCAACCCTCTGCACCCGGATGCCGATGTTCTGCCGAATGTGCGCTACCCCCTGCTTCCCTATCTCTTCAAGAGCCTTCTTGGAAGCACGGCGGGATTTAGCAGATACATTGCTACGAAAGGACATCAGCCTTCTTTCATCTTCTCTGCAGCAGGTTTCGCACCGGTTCCAGTCTTAGGCTCCTCCCATTCGGGAGATCCCGTACCACCGGTCAGGTCGATTTCCTTGCCGCCGGTCATAAACACGGTCTCAGTTACGCCGCCTCCCGGAGCAGCGCGTACCAGACCCGGCACTTCCGTGAGTTTCTCAGGAACCGTGATTTCGACCTTCTTTGCTCCGGGGAATGCATTGACCCGCTGGTACATCCTAGCGAGGCCTTCTGCATCAAGAATACCCCCGCCCACCGCTACGTTGTGATGGGTCACCTTGTCGTTGTGATGCGTGACCTTCACCCTGAATGACAGTCTTCCGCCAGGACGTCGCCTCACAACTCTCGGGGAGTTAGGATCCACGTCCTCTGGATCTCTTTCACTACCTGCCCCTCCTGCTCCCGCAAGTCTTGGATCCTTAGCCATTACGATCCTTTCAGCAGCACTCCGTCTATCTCACCGGACATTGCTACTAAAAATGTTGTCATTGTTCTGACGTGCGCATCCTCTTCATCACCCTCATCCTCACCAGCCAGCTTGGTAACTTCAAACGATACATCTGAGTCAGTTACCCAGTTTAGCCCAAGCCTTGGACCTGCCTGCCTAAAGCAGTCAGTAGTGAGTATGACGAAGCTGTGGGTTTCATCAGCGTTGTGAAGTTGCGACGTCATCACTAGCGCGAACTCAAATCTAACCTTCTCATTCCAGTGGTTGGGGCCACTCTCTGAGTGGGTCTCGAGCGTGAGTTCATCTTGAAACAGCCCTAGCCGTCCCCTGCGAATCTCCAGCCTCGCCTGTGGATAACTGTCGTCAGACCGTGGCTTTCTATCCGGATCCTTATCACCTTCCACCGTTGTGTAGTTGATACGGTTCTGCACCGGGAACACCGCAGCCCAAGCAGCATTATCCTCCAGAATCTCCCACAGCTTGCTGTGGATCTGGCCGAAGATGTCGAGGGGAGCAGCCAAGGATTATCCGTTACCTTCGTCGGCTGGCTCTTGTGCCGAAAGAAGATCGATGAGGTCCGACTTCTTCACGCCTTCGGCATATTCGATGCCGTGCTTGTCGGCGACCGCCATCAATTCTTCCCTGTTCATGCGCGCCAGTTCATTCTTTGACGGGATAGCATCCTCGTCAACTTCTTCGCCTTCGCCAGCCTCAACGCCTTCGTCTCCCTCGCCTTCGCCGGATGATTCCCGCTCCTCGGCAGCCTTATCCAGCTTGTCGCGCATGAGGTCAGCATGTGGTCCTGGTGGTACGGCACCTTTTGTGGCCGCATCTTCCGTGGACTCGATAGCCTTGATCTTAACAAGGTCATCAATATTTGCCCCCATCGACTTGAGTTCGTCGCGACTCACGATGCGCCCTTCGCGGTATGGGCCGAGCATCGAACGTCGCACAATGAAGTTGGCAGCAGGTGCCTTTTCAGTTTTCTTAGCCATGACGGCTCCTTCTGGGAAAAAACAGTACTAAGTTCAAAACCGACTGATGAACATCCGATCACCTGTCGGGCTGTCCTGTCGGATCAGTCGCGGTTAGTTTACAGGCCGGTCACGAGAACAACAGCGGATGGGAAGTAGATCACCGGACCACCATTGTGTCCTCGGTGCACTTCGATGTTTGCCGGGGTGCGCTTCTCGGCATTCACGCCGTTGGCGCGATCAACGACATATCGGTAACTGCCGGGACGGAAGTTGTTCGAAGCATTGCGGGTCATAGCGTAGTTGCCAATGACCGCATTGCCGGGACGATTTCCGATCAACACGCCGACGCCGTCAGCGATAAACTTCTTGAACGAAGACTGCGCCTCGCCGATTCTCTGTTGGTAACCGCGATCGTACACAATGATCTGCGGTACTTCCTGAGCAGCGAAGTAGCGGTTGAAGTCTGGCAGGGTATTCACCGTGCTGCCGTTGTTCACCAGTCGTCCGCCCATGTCAGATGCGTTGGTGTTGTTCAGCAACCGGTTAGCAGTAACAGAGTTGACGTACAGACGGGCAGCCGCGCCGAAGTCCACCGAGATACCAGACGCATTGCCAAGCTGCGCCATGGCTTGCAGGTCGCGAAGCGGAGTTGCCGTTGCGACTGTGGACCACGGAACGACCGGAGTGTACGTCTGGAACGTAAACTGCGTGCGGTGCAGGTACTGTCCTGCTGGTGATCCGTCCACCTGGATCTCCAACACGCCGGTGGTGAGGAGTGTCCAGATCGAAGACTCCATTCGATCGTCTTCTCGCCCGATCAACTGAACGTCGTTCTCAGCGATGATGTCCGAGACGTCAATCGCGGTGGTCATGTCAATGATCGAACCGGCACGCTTGGTGAGTTCCGTCTCGGTGACGTCGATAAACTCACCGAACACGCCGGGTTCGTACTCATAGGTGGACTCGCCGACTCGCACCACTCTCGTGGGCTTACCGTCGAGGCCTCGCAGATGCTGGAGACCGTAGAAGTTGTCCTTCTGGGTCCACCGCACGTTGCCTGTGTTGAAGGGACGTGGCGGCATGAGTTGCAGCCCAAGCCTGCCAGCACGGCTCGCCGTGACTAGCTCCGGCTCAATGGCAAAGTAAGCCGCCGAAGTAGGGTAAGTGAACATGAGTTTCTCTCCAAAAGTGCTTTTGAGCTACGTTTCGTCTTTCCTGTTGCCCTCGTGCTACACATAGTGTCGGGGCATCTTCTGGGGAAAAACTACCCAGGAATCAGCCAGAATCCATTGCCGGGCAAAACAACTGCGCCGGGTCGGCTGGTCGTAATGTCGCCGATGGAGCGACCGGTAGCCGCAGTCGTGACAACCTTCGTCAGGGTCTGGGTGTCGGCTGCTCCGCCGTTCACGGCGGTCGAAGTAAAGGCAGGAGCATTACCGGGTACGTTTGCAGTCAAAATGACCGTGACCGTGCCGGTCGCTGTGACCTCCTGGCTCATGATATCGTTGGCATTGACCAGGGCAACCAAAGCAGCTGCCACGTTGCCAGCAGTTGCCGCAGTTGCTGTAAACGTCACAGTCTCGGTGTTGCCGCCGCCGTCCGTAAAGATGATGCTGAAAATGTCGCCGATTTCGACATTTGTTGGAGTAAACGTCAGGACTTGCGTCGCTGGTGCGGCAGCGGTTCTCAAATCTAGCGGATCAAACGTGCCCGCATAGAAATACGGCATGGACTGGTTGCCCATGTTGAACCACGACGGGACGGCGGACGTACCAAAGTACGCGATGCCGTTCGCATCAGTGGCGAAGTCATACATGGAGAACCCGGCGAACAGCTGCGTGCCGTCTGACGCACCGGATGCGAACGCATACATCAGGTTGTCGGCGGTCTTCTTCGCCACAGCCTGCCCTCGCAGGATTGAGATGCTAGGAGCAAACCTCCCAGCATGTGTCTTCGCATCCTCAGGCGACTGTGCCCT